TTTAATCTTACAACTGATTTTTGACATATCTCCTATATGGTATATCGTAGCGACTCTTACCTTTTATATCTGGTATGCGATAGAGTGGCTTGTAAGACTTCTCATCTGTCGAAATTCAAAAACCGCATACAAGAAAGTGTCGTTTGAACAAGAGGCATATTCCTGCGAACTGAACTGCAACTACATAGAAAACAGACCGTTGTTTTCCGAATGGTTGCAATATCTTAAAATAAACAACAGCAATTAAATTCTTTATCAAAATGAATCATCTAAAAAGAATCAGGCAGAAGATAGACGATTTCTGCATCAATAAAATGAGAATGGATGGCGCACAACATTTGATTGCCGGAATATTGATTTATGACATGCTCAAATACCTTATGCCGGTTGAAACGGCAATCTTAACTACTTTGGTGATACTTGTTGCGAAAGAGATTGTTTGGGACAAGTGGTTGAAGAACGGAACTGAAGAGTGGCACGATCTTGTTTGGGGGGCTGTAGGACTTCTGTTGGGAGCACTTTGATTATAACCCAAACTCGCTTTACAAGCATAATTTTCAACGCTTGTACAATAAACAGAGTTTCAGTCACGTTCTTATACCGAACTCTAAAACTTCATAAGTCTACTTTTAGCCTACCCCAACTCAATTCATATTCATTTCATTCATACAACTTCTTTGGGGTAGGCTTTTATTTTGATTTTCTTACATAAGCCATATACAAAAAGCCGTTGGGAATAAATAGTATCTCTTCCCCAACGGCTTTGTTTATTTAAAAAGTTCAGAATGACTGTCTAATCTGATTACCTCTATCACATCCTGCTTTGTATCTATCCATATTAAAAGAAAATCATTTCCGACATGACATTCCATGCAGTCTTTATAATGTCCTGTAAGTTCATGCGGCTTATACTTTTCCGGAACAGCTTCTCCTTTGATCAAGCTACTCAGAACTTCATACAAAGCCTCCATTAGCCGAATATTATTCCGATATTTCTTTAAATCTTTCTTTGCCTTGGTACT